GGCTTTTCGTTGGTGCGGACTACTGGACTCGAACCAGTGACCTCATGCGTGTGAAATATAGCCGTGCTTTTGCCTCACCGTTTTTCTTTGTTTTTCGCTGTTTTTCTCTCATTTTCTCACTTGCAGGCAGTTGCAAACAGTCAAGGACATTTGCGGTTACTAACAGAAAACTAACAATTTCCAGCATCCTCGACGGCGGCAATAAGCTGCTCGGCATCCGCATGAACATAGATACTTGCCGTTGTGGTATAACTGGCATGACCGAGTATCTTTTGAAGAGCCTCGGGTGCAACGCCGGATTTCCGCGCCCAGCTCGCGTAGGTGTGCCGCGTCGCGTGCGGCGTTTTCCTTGCGATTTCCAACCGTTCGAGCAAGGGGTAATAGTCTCTCCGCCGGAAATTCGGGACAGTGCGCTGCCCCTCGTATCCCGATAAAAGCAGATCACTTGTTGCGCGAGCCTTAAAATCTGCAAAGTACGCGCGCCCCTCTGTGCGGATGGGAATAATGCGGTTCTTTCCGGCCTTGGTTTTTTCGCCGCCAATGACATAGTTTTCGTGGCAATCATCCGCAGGCAGGCCGAACAGCTCGCCGATTCTCATGCCGGTATAGATCAACATGAGGACGATTTTTGCGGTGTCGCTGCCATCTTCTTCCAGTTTTCTAATGTCCTCGTCGGTGAAAATTTCCTTTTCCTTTTTGACGTTCTCGGGCAGCTTGACAAACCGCGCAAAATTGGTCGTGCATATCTCCTCACGCATCGCCCATTCCGACATTTGCGTAAGGAGCTGCTTATACTTGCTCACGGTGGAATGGCTCTTCTTCATGTACGGGTCAATGACCGCTTGAAAATCCGCGGTGCGCAGCTCACGGAATTTCCGCTCGTAGAGCGGCGCAAAGACCTTGTATGCTCCGTCGTATGATTCTATGCCGTGCTCGCCGATCTCGCGGTAATGCTCCGCTTTCCAGTCCTCGAAAACCTCGGCAAAGGTCATATTATACCGCTCTGTCAGGTCTTTTCCGGAGAGCCGTTCCAGCGCGTCCAGCGCTTCCGACTTTTTGCCGTAATAGCCTATGATGATTTTATTCTTCGCAGCGACCCACGGGCGCGATCTCCGGCCTTGCAGCCGGTAGACCGTGCCCTTTCCATTTCCGCGCCGGAGTGCCTTGCGGCTCTTCCTCTCCTGTTCTGCCCCACACTGACAGCAGAACGGGCCGTCCGGCACTTCCCTTTTGCATTTAATACAGATCATATTTGTTCCCTGAAAAGTATCGTTCGATCTTTTCCTCGAGCTCCTCTGCGCGCTGCGCGGCCCGAAGCATATCTTGGAGGGATAAACATGCCTTTATGCCAAAATAGAACGCCGCAATAGCGACGATAGTTGCCGGTCCATCAGGGATATTAAGGCGCGCGGCCATGTAGGTTACAGCGCACAGCCACGCCGCCATGACCGTGATGCACACGATGGTAACGAATAGCTCCATTTTTGGAGTGTCATATTTCATAACGCGCTCCTCCCAGCACCTATTTATCCCGCCTCTGCCTCAATTTGCGATATGGGATCATCCCGGTACAGGTCGTCTTTTTCGATGTGTGTTATCTCATGCTTCAAACTGTCTGCATTCTTCTCACGGCTCAATCTGCTGTTGAGCAAAACGGTATAGGTCCCGTCGTCGTTTAACAGGACAATACCGCCGGACGAGCACACCGGGAAGTCTACCAAATGCACAAAGTAATCTGCATTTTCAAGCATCATTCTGATTTCAGCCCCTTAATAAATACGGCCATCATGCGCTTCTGCTCTTCCGTCATTGTGCGGAACGAATGCAGGAGCGCTCTTTCTTCGTCTTTCAGCGCCTGCAAAGTATCGGCATCCTGCGAGGAGAAGTAAGACCGCTCTACGCCGAAATAATCCGCCAATTTTTGAATCGTGATATCCGTCGGTATTGTGCCACGCTTCCAGCCTGTTGCCGTGGACTTATTCAGGCCGATAGCCTCTGCGACTACGGACGGCTTCACGTCTCTTTCGTTGCACAGTTTAATAAATTGTTCATAAAACACAACATACACCCCTACATTCTGACAGTTTCTACAAAGTTGAAAAAGTTGCACGAAATCGCTTGCAGTTGCATAAGTTGTGCGCTATAATCCAGTTACGGTTGAAAAATATGAACACACAACGCGGCCATAGTAAAAATCCGACGCAAATGCAAGCTGGCTATTCTTTTTTGGTGACACATAAATGATAGCATAGTTGTTTAAGAAATTCAACCGCAAGATATAGTCAACAGAAAGGCGGTGACACACAAGTGGAGACATGGATGGGTGAGGTTGTTGCAGAAATGCACATGAAGAAGATCACGCAAAAAGCGCTTGCTGCGCAGATGGGGGTCACGAATGAGTACATCTGCTCGATCCTCAACGGCAAGCGCGAGAAAATCCCCGACGACATGGAGCGGAGGATTCGGGAAGCGATCAGCCAAATTAACGCAGGATAGGAGGAGCCCTTGTGCAAATCATTTCGACTATGACGCCGCAGAGCGCGGCGGAATACCTGCGAGCGCGCGGCATGAGCATTTCCCCCGATACCCTGCGCCGCGGCATTGAGCAGGGCGTTTATCCGTTCGGCCTGTGCATCAAAACGGACGGGAGCGCCGTCTACCAGATTTTCAAGCGCCTGCTGGACGAGTGGATCGCGGAAAGGGGCGCTGAGGCATGAGCAAAGAAACGCGGGGGGGGGCAGCTTGTGAACGGCAAGGAAGTGGCACGGCGTCTGCGCGTCCCTTACCGAACGGCGCTTGACCTGCTCCGGTCCGGCACGATAGCGAACCAGAAAGAAAAGGGCGTATGGGTAGCCGAGGCCGCGACCGTGCAGAGGTTCAAGCGCGGGAATGACCGGAAGATCGAAAAGCTGCGGGCTGATTATGTGCGGCTCTATTGGGAGGGTCTTTCTCCCGACCGGCTGCAAGCGCGTGTGCGCGACGACATGGCGCTGCGCGGCATCGTCTGCACTGCCGGCGGCTTTGCGGAGCAGGCTATCTATGCCGACCTGATGAAAGAGAGGAACACCACATGAGACATGACCACCGTACCCGCGAGCAGCGCAAGGCAGACGCTTCGGCGCGCATCGCCGCCGTCTGCCTGTTCCTCGCGGTGATGCTTATCATCGTCGCAGCCCTAACGGTTAAAACCACCGGACAGCCGTACAAGGGCGAGCCGCCGGTCATCGAGGACCGGCTGCGCGGCGAGGACAAGCCCGCAGAGGGATGTGCGGTGCTCGACATCGGCGAACCACTCGGCGAGTTCACGCTAACCGCCTATTGCCCGTGCATGAAGTGCTGCGGCAAGACGGACGGCATCACGGCGACCGGCACGACCGCCGCCGAGGGCCGCACCATTGCTGTTGACCCTCGCGTGATCCCTTACGGCTCCGCCGTCACGCTCTACTTTGCCGACGGCACGAGCCATACATACACTGCCGAGGACTGCGGCGGCGCGATCAAGGGAAACCGGCTGGATATTTACTTCGACGACCATCAAGCGGCGCTGCAATTCGGCGTACAGAGTGCGATGGTATATGTGGAGGCGGCGGCATGAAACGGCGGCGAGAGTTGGCAGACCTTGAGCCTTGCCCGAAGTGCGGCAGGCTCGGCGGCGAGCGCAAGCAGAGCGTGAACATCACGGGCAAGTATTACGTCCGCTGTCGCTGCTGCGGCTACACGACGTCAAGCAACGGAGAGCCGAACAATGCCGTTGCGATATGGAACCGGCAGAGCCGGAAAGGAGGCATCCCATGAACAAGCTGCAAGAACGCCGCGTGTTCCTCGGCCTGACACAGCCGGACGTGAGCCGCGAGCTTCGCAAGGTCGACCCACGCATGGACGTGGGCATGGTGTCCCGTTTTGAACGCGGTGCGTGCTTACCGACCGCCGCCGTGCTGAAACGGCTGGCAGAGGTCTTGCAAGCCTCTGTGAGCGATCTTTACGGCATGGAGGACATGGCGGCTATGGAGGAGCAGAACGGCGGAGAAGTGACCGTAGAGCCGACGGAGAACGCCAAGACGCTTGTGGCGTTTCTGCGTTACGGCGCGGAGCAGGCGCAGACACGCTTCGAGCTTTGCCGTCTGACCGGCTGGACGGACCGCGTTGTGCGGCAGGCCGTCGAGGACGCGCGAAAAGCCGCAGGCGACGACGGGCCATTCATCGTGACCTCCGTCGGCGGCAGGGGCTATTACCTCACCGACGATCCGGACGAGATCGAGCGGCACTACCACGGCGAATACGCCCGCGCCATGTCTATCCTCGTCAGCACCAAAGGCGAGCGCCGCTATCTGAAGAAGCGAGGCCGCCTATGACCTACCTGTGCAACCGCTGCGGCGCGATCATTTACGAGCCGCGGACGGTAACGAGCCGTGAAAACCTCGACGGCGAGAACGGCGTCGAGTGGCGGACAGACCTTTACTGCCCCGAGTGCGGGGCGGAGGAAATGTATTTTGAAGAATTGGAGGAGACCGAAGATGGATAACACCCTGATGAAAGTGACGCAGCTCCCCGTGATTGAGGAGCATTTGAGGAGCCGGAAGGAGCAGACGGAACAGCGCGTCGCAGAGGCAATGAGCCTTGTCTGCACCGACGAGACCTTAACCAGCGTGAAGAACATTCGCGCCGAAATGAACCGCGAGTTTGCCGACGCCGAGACCCAGCGCAAGGCCATTAAAGCCGCGATCATGGAGAAGTACGACAGCTTCGAAGCCGTCTACCGTGAGTGCATCGCCGACCCGTACAAGCGCGCCGACGCAGACCTGAAAGCCAAGATCGACGCGGCGGAAAGCGAGATCAAGAGCCGTTGCGAGGAAATGCTGCTGTGCTATTTTCAGGAGCTGTGCGCGGTCAACGAGATCGACTTCCTTTCGTTCGGGCAGACCGGCGTTAAGGTCGATATGGCGAGCGCCAGAGCCAAGACGCCGAAGAAGCTCATGGAGCAGATCAAGCTAAAGGTGGACGGCGTGGCGCAGGACATGAAAACCATCGGCACGATGGGCGAGAACGCGCTGGAGATCATGGTGGAGTACAAAAAGAACCTCGACCTCTCGCTTGCGATCTCCGTTGTCAACGAGCGTCACCGCCGCGCCGAGGAGGAGCGCGAGGCCGTGAAACGCCGCACGGAAATGGAGGAGGCCCGCGCTGCCGGAGTACCCGTCCGCGAGGATACCGGCGCAGCGGCCCCGCAGATCGTCCCGAAGCGCGTGGAGCAGGCGGCGGTCGAACGCCTCACGGTGTCGTTCCGCGTGACCGATACGCGCGAGCGCCTGCGCCTTTTGAAGCAATTCCTTGTCAGCAATGGCTATCAGTACGAATGATTATTTGAGGAGGATATTACCATGAACGAAATGCAGACCTACAACAGCACCGAAGTTGTGAGCGTCAAGAGCGTGAACACCGAAATGATGATCTCCCGTCAGGCGCAGGAGGTACAGGCGGCAATGGTCGTCGCCAAGCGTTTTCCCCGTGACGAGATCGAAGCGAACAACCGCATTCTCAACGCCTGCAAGCGCAAGAGCCTTGCCGAGCGCGCGATCTATGAATACCCGCGCGGCGGCGAGAACGTGACCGGCCCCTCGATCCGTCTCGCCGAGGTCATGGCGCAGAACTGGGGCAACCTCGACTTCGGCATTACCGAGCTGGAGCAGAAGAACGGCGAGAGTACCGTCATGGCCTACTGCTGGGATTTGGAGACCAACACCCGCCAGACGAAGATCTTCACCGTGCCGCATATCCGCTACACCAAGAAAGGCAGCGTTGCCCTCACCGACCCGCGCGACATCTATGAAATGGTCGCCAATCAGGGCGCGCGCCGTATGCGCGCATGCATTCTTGGCATTATCCCCGGCGACGTGGTAGACGCCGCTCTTGCGGCGTGTACCAAGACGATGATGGGAAAGAGCGATGAACCCATGATCGACCGCGTACGCAAGATGGGACAGGCGTTCAAGGACGACTTCGGCGTACCGATGGAGTGCCTTGAAAAGTACATCGGCTGCAAGGCCGAAGCGTTCACGGCGCAGAGCATCGTGCGCCTGCGTAATGTGTATACCTCACTGAAAGAGGGACGCGCGAGCCGCGAGCAGTATTTTGATCTCCCGACCGTCGAAGTGGATGAGACCACAGGCGAGGTCAAGGACGAGCTGCCCGCTCCCGCTGACGCCCTCGGTACGCCGGACGACGGAAAGGCCGGCACCCCCAAGCAGGTGAGCATGAATGATCTGTAAGGTCAAGGTCATTTCGACCGGCTCCAAGGGGAACGCCGTACTGCTGAATGATGAAATCCTCATTGACTGCGGCGTTCCCTTTCGGGAACTCGAACCATACTGCAAGGGATTGAGGCTCGTCCTGCTGACGCACGTTCACGGCGACCACTTCAACCCCGAGACCATCAAGCGCCTGCACTTCCTGCGCCCTGCGCTGCGCTGGTGCGTCCCTCCGTGGCTCATGGAACCGATGGGACGCATCGGCGTGGACCGCCGCGTGACCGACGAGGGCATGGCAGGCCATGTGCTGTTCTACTCCTGTTCCCTTCTCTACCCCGTCTGTGTGTCCTACAATTCCATTCCTCACGATGTTCCGAATTGTGCGTGGCATATCGAATTTGCAAACGGCGAGCGCGTGTTCTATGCGACGGACTGCGCCTCGCTGGACGGCATTGTGGCGCAGGACTACGACCTTTATCTGATCGAAGCAAACTACGGCGAAGAGGAGATACAGGAGCGCATGAAGCGCAAACTGGAGGCGGGAGAATTCAGCTATGAGAGCCGCGCGATGGAGAGCCATCTATCCCGCGAGCAGGCGCGCGCATGGCTCGCCAAAAACGCCGCCATCGGTAAGAGCCGTGTGCTCTATCTGCACCAACACCAAAGCGAGGAGGCCGCCTATGATACCTTGGGTACATGTTTACAGCAACCTGCGCCAGCGCCATGACAAGGAGGGCTGCCTATGAGGTCAAGAGGTGCGCTGACATGGTTTGCAGTTGATACCTGCATACACACCTCGCCGAAGGTGGTAGACCTCGCTTCAAAGCTCGGCCTTGACCTCGACACGACGGTCGGAAAGCTGTGCCGCCTGTACGCATGGGCAAAGACAACGGGAAACGAGAGCGGGTATATCGGTTTTATCCCGAATGAAGAGATCGCCGGTATTCTTCGCTGGAACAAGAAACCGCAGGTGCTTGTCGGAGCTCTCACATCAAGCGGCATCCTCGACAAAGACGAGGACGGCGGATACACCATTCATGGATGGTACGACCGGAACGGAAAATCCACGGAAAAAGCGCGGAAAGATGCAGAGAGAAAAGCATAGTTTCTCCACGGAAATTCCACGGAAATTCCACGGAAATTCCCGCTGTACAAATACAGATACAAATACAGATACAGATACAGAGAGAAATACATAGTCTTTTCTTCTGTTAAGCGCGCTATTGTTAGACTTCAACAGAATAGGAGGATTGCCCCATGACGAAAGAGGAGATGGTCAAGCTCTCCGGAATGCTGGATGCGTTCTTCACTTCTGCCCCTGCCGGTCAGCGCGCGAGCGGGAACGAGAATATCTTCCTTGCGTACTATCTGGCGCTGGAACCGTTCAGCTACGCGCAGGCCCGCGAGGGCATCATCGTGCATTCCCGCAAAAGCCGGATGTATCCGGCCCCTGCGGAGATCATCGCCTGTATGCCGGAGGCCGTGGCGGGCGGGGAGGAGAACGCGCCGCCGTGTGACCGGGGCTGGATGCGGAAGCACATTCCGCCGGAGAACATCGGCAGCGTTTCCCGCTATGCGAGGCAGCACGGTATGACGTGGCCGCAGGCCGCGGCTGCGCTCAGAGGGGCGCGGGTGGCGCCATGAGCGGCTATCGCGGCGGCTGCTTCGCTTGCCCGTTCTACTCGCGGGACTACCGCGACTATCTCAACTGCGAGGGCGGGCAGCTCAAAATGCCGAAAGAGGCACTGGACGACTACATGGCGCGGTACTGCGCCAACTCCACAGCATGGCGCAGCTGCACCATCGCCCGCGCCCTGCTGCTGAACTACGAAAGGAAAGAACGACATGACAAACAAGCAAAAGATCGCCGAGCTTGAAACAAAGCTGCGGCGCTACGAGAAAAGGACCGGCGATTTGCAGAAGCTCAACGCGAAGCTCTCCGTGCAGGTGGTTGGCTCCACGCAGATCGGCAAGGCCGTGGACGCGATTCTGATCCAGACGGCGCTCACCTACGGCGAGACCGCCATAGACCCCGATACCGGCGAGGAGATCGGCAAGCGCCTGACGCTTCCGCCCGTCGAGGTGAGTGAGCTGCTGAAGCGCTACGAGGTCCACGCCCGCAAGGACGATGGCGGACAGTACATCATCGGCGTCGGCCTGCGGGACGACCCGAACGACCACAAGGGAGGCAACGCATGAGAATAGCTGTTATGGACACCAACGTGTTCAATACGATCATCGCCGCCGTAAAGGGCGCGGTGTCAACAAGCGTGGCAAAGCCGATGTACGGGCATATCCGGCTGGAATTTCGCAAGGAGAACAAGGCGGTTACGGCTATCGCCACAGACGGCTTTCGTCTCTTCGTGGAGCACGCGACCTGCTATGAGGTCGAAGAGGATTTCGATTGCTACATCAAGCCGAGCGTTCGCCTGCCGCGAGGTTACACCATGCGCTTAGAGCTGAAAGAGCGAAGCGAAACGGAAAGCGCGGTTGAGATCGAATGCCTCGGCTGCATCTTCGGCTTTGTTCAGCCGACCGGGGAGTTTCTGAATTGGGAAAAGGCTCTGCCCGATGCGCCGACGTTCCGCATCGGCGTGAACGCCGAGTATCTTCTCTCAGCGTTGCAGGCGGCAAAGGCCAGCGTCGGCGGCACCTTCAAGCAGCCTGCTATTCTGGAATTCCGCGGGCCGATTGCCCCCATTACGATCAAGACCAACCGCGAGGACGTCAAAATGGTCCTGCCGGTGCGCATCAAGGAGGCGGACAATGGCTCTGACGGCGGCTGATGTGGCGAGAATGTCCCCTGCGGCGCAGAAACAGATCGCCGCGAAGCTCGTCGGCGAGGCGCAGCGCAAGGAGCGGAAATATCGCAACGAGCCGACGGTCTCGCACGGGATCACGTTTGACAGCAAGAAAGAGGCACGCCGCTATGAGGAGCTTTTGCTGATGCTCAAGGCCGGAACGATCCGCAGGCTCAAATTGCAGGTCGATTTCACCTTGCAAGAGGCATACACGACGCCGGAGGGCGAGAGGGTACTCGCGATGCGCTATCGCGCAGACTTCGCCTACGAGCGCCCTACAAGGCCGGACGCGGCGGGCGTGGTTTACTGGATCCCGGTCGTCGAGGACGTCAAGAGCAAGGCGACGGCGACGGACAAGTACAAGCTCAAGAAAAAGTTGATGCTGGAGAAATTCAACATCACGGTCAAGGAGGTCTGACATGGACATAGCAATTATTCTTGCGCTGGCGCTGGTGGCTCTCGCTGCCGCTCTGCTCGCGTGGGCGTGGCGGAGAAACCGCCCGCCCTGCGCGACCTGCCGCCACCAGTACAAGCGCTACGAATGGTCGAACGGGCGCACGGCCTACTCCTGCCGCCTGCGGCGTGGGAAGTGGAACAAGCTGCGCATCGTGCAGGACATTGAGGACTGCCCGCATTGGGAACGGAGGAAGCATGAGAAAGACGATTGAGGTCTGCCGTCCATGCGTGGAAGCGATGCGGCGTGCCGGAAAGGTGCTGCGTGAGGTAGAGCATCGGCGCGACGAGAAAGGCACCTGCTTTTGGTGCGACCGGCGGCGCTTCGTGAGCCGGTATGAGATCGTGAGGAGGTAGTGATGGAACGACTGACACAACGACTTAGGACCGGAGAGGTCCTTATGGCATCAGAGTACGAGGAGAAATACACGGAGCAAGAGTGGATTAGCATGCTGCAAGACCGACTTGCCGCCTACGAGGACACGAGGCTGACGCCGGAACGCTGTGCTGAATTTGCGCGAGCAGACGCGGAAGGACGGTACATCGTAATGCGTGATGCGGAGCAGGAGGGCGTTGCCCGCCTGCGCGAGTTGGCCGAGGCCGACAAGGAAGGTCGGCTGGTGGTGCTGCCGTGCCAGGTTGGAACCGCGACATATTATATCCGTTATCCGATTGCGGTTTACCCAGATGAAAGCGAACCGGAAATTAAGAGGGGTATCTTTACTTTGTGCGATTTGGATCGTGTTGGGCACTCCGTTTTTCTCACCCGCGAGGAGGCGGAGAAAGCATTGGAGGCGATGAAGAAATGAGTAAGGCTGTTATGCTGAGCATCCGCCCGAAGTGGTGTGAAAAGATCGCCCGCGGCGAAAAGACGATTGAGGTGCGCAAGACACGCCCGAAGATGAACACGCCGTTTAAGTGCTATATCTACTGCACGCTGCCAAAATATCCGCACGAGGACTTCATTGCGACGGACTATCCAAGGCCACAGTTTTACGGCGGCGGCAAGGTCATCGGGGAGTTTATCTGCGACGCAATTACCCGTATGAACATCTGCGGATTCTGGGATGATAGCGGGAAGCAGCTCGACAATCGGCTCAAAGATACTTGCTTAACCTCAGAAGAGTTCGGAAACTACCTCGGCGAAAATGTCGGTTACGGCTGGCATATCTCCAACTTGCGCATTTATGATCCGTTGCGCGATCTGGGCGAGTTTTCCCCTGTGTGCAGGTATAAAAATGATGATGGATCGTGTCCGTCGCGCAGGGTTGCTTGCTCATTCCAGCGATATGACTATAACCATGACGGGAGCATCAATCTTGTTGAGTGTGGGAGGCCGCTTGAGCACCCACCCCAGAGCTGGTGCTATGTGGAGGCGATGTGATGGGACGGCTGTGGGATTACTGCGCGTTCTGCGGAAAGCGCATCGAAACGGGAGAAAAGTGCTACGGCTTGCCAAACGGAGAGAGCGTATGCACAGATTGCTGTGTTGCAGAAAACGAGGGCGCGGCTGTATCCAACGGGGAGGAAGAACAGGTGGACGACAATGGCTGAATACATTGGCGCGAAGATGGACGGTGAGACATGTACGCCATCGAAGTGATCCGCGTCCGCCGCGACAAGCGCTATGCGATCCGCCGTGTATGCGGCACATACGCCGTCCCCGCCGAGGCTGTCGGCAAGAGCTATGCCACCGAGGCCGAAGCGCGGAAAGCCGCGCGGGATATGGGTGTGAGCATTGAGGCCGTGGGCGACCTGTACCAGATATGCCGGACGCGGGCATGAAAAAAGCAGCGGCCCCGTGTTTGGGGCCGCTGCTTTGCTATTCGTCAAGCTGGGATAGAATAAAGCTCTTGATCTCTGCGTTAGGGGTAGTGCCGTTCTCGGCACAATGGGCCTTGTAGCGCTCGGCGGTCTCGCGGTCGAGCTTGCAGCCTATAACGGTTGATGTCTTGTATTGATAGGCATTCTGCGCGCGGCGCTGGGCGTCCGTTCTTGTTGCGCTCGTTTTGGCTCTTGGCATTTGTCCAACTCCTTTTCGACATGCTGCATAGTCAGTATTATATTTTGCGCCGCGTATTCTGTCAACGGTTTAACCGCATGCGAAATGAACAAAATATATGGTTAAACATTGGCAATATTGTCATCTTGAAAATATGGTTAAACCATATATAATAGACCACAACGACAGGCCGCGAGGCCGGAAGAAAAGGAGAATATTCAAGATGAAGAAACTGACCGTTTTCAACTTCTGTAGCCAGATAGGCGCAGCCAGCGACGAGATCCCCGTCGTTGTGAAAGCCGGTATGCAGGAAATTGGCCGCTACCGCAGTTTATACAAGATTCCGGTGCAAGCAATGCCTGGGGTGCTGGATGCTAAAATCGCCTATGTTACTTTGGGCCGCGAAGAAATCATCATCCAAGTCACATTGAAAGACTACAGCACCAAGCTGTAACTACACGACCGGCTGACCTATCGGCACGACGGGGAGAAAGGACACAACATGTTTCCGATACGCAACAAACACGATCTCCGCTTGGCGTATGAGCTGCTGAACCTGCTGTCCGGCAGGCCAAGCTTCAACCCGCGCCCCATTAAGGCCGGCATCAGGGCCTACCTCAAATCCGATGACGGCAGGTCCCCAAGCTTCGAACGAGAGCGGCGCATCGTCTGCGACGATGGCATCGACGGGTATCTCGAATTGGTAGAGCTGCCGGAAGCAGTCACCGACGAGATCGACGCGCGTGACTACTTCGAAGCCTGCATTGAGATTAGGCCGCTGCCGTCCGCCTACGACTGCACGGGGCAAGCGTTCACGAGTTGGTACAAGCTGTTCAAGCGGCGCGGTCACTACTTCGCCTATCACCAAGTATGCTTTGACGTATGAAAGGAGCCACCATGAAAACCTACGCCGAAATTCAGAACGAGGTACATGACACCTGCCGCCGTTTCCCTGATTGTTGGCACAATCCCGCTACGGCCTGTCCCTACTGGTCCGTATGCGGCACCTTTAAGGACGAGGACTATGAGACCGTCGAGGAGCGCGGGAAAGCCTTTGAGGAGGCTATCGCCGCTCGCTACGACGAGCTGCACCGCCGAGGGTAATTCCCTCGGCGGCTCCTTCCTGCCCGAACGAGGGAGAGGGGGAAAGGGGGACTATAGGGGGATAAGGGGGAGAGGGTGCGTATTCCCGTGATGTGTGTATATAGCAGAGAGAGTATATCGCGTGCGCGCGCAAAAGACGGCAGGGGCCGGCGGGGAAAGAAAACGCCCGCGCCCGTGGTGAAAGCTGCGAAAAGGCGTGATACGCTTTAGGATACAGAACATTTCAGAAAGGCGGTGGCGGTATGGCGGAGCTGAATGAGAAGCAACAGCGTTTCGTCGAGGAATACATGATCGACTTGAACGCTACGCAGGCCGCTATCAGAGCGGGCTACTCCGTTAAGAACGCAGCTTCGATAGGGGCACAGCTGCTAAAGAAAACTCAAGTTCAGCGCGCAATAGCGCGCGCGAAGGCAGAGCGCAGCCGCAGGACCGGCATCACGAGTGACCGTGTGTTGCAGGAGCTGGCCCGCATAGCCTTTGTCAATGCCGCCGATCTGATTGACCCCGAAACCGCGCAGGTACTGCCCGACGCAAGCCCCGACGATCTGAAAGTGATCTCTGGCGTCAAGGTGAAATATGTCCCGCACAAAGAGCTTAACGACGACGGTGGGATCATGATTGTCGATGCAATAGAACGCGAAGTGAAGATGTGCGACAAGGTGAGAGCGCTTGATATGCTCTGTAAGCACCTTGGACTGTACGACGCGAAGCAGGGCGACGACGAGGGTGGGACCGGCATTGTGGAGCTGCCCGCGGCTATGCCCACACCTCTGCCGCCCGAGGACGACGAGGACGGTGACGGCCCATGAGCGCCAATGTGATCTGGTCGCCGCAGGAGCGGCAGGCGCTTTTCATGAGCCGCTTTGAGGACGAAGCGCTGTACGGCGGCGCGGCGGGCGGCGGCAAAAGTGACGCGCTTGTGATCGAGGCCCTGCGGCAGGTCGATGTCCCGCACTATAAGGGCCTGATCCTGCGAAAGACCTTTCCCCAGCTCGCGGAGCTGATCGACAAGACGCTGAACTACTACCCGCGGCTGTTTCCGCGCGCCCGCTACAATGGGAGCAACCACACATGGACGTTCCCGAGCGGCGCGAAGATCATTTTCGGCTCGATGCAGTACAGCAAGGACAAGGTCAAGTATCAGGGGCAGGCGTATGACTTCATTGCCTTTGACGAGCTGACGCATTTCACCTTCGACGAGTATACCTACCTGTTTTCCCGCAACCGACCGAACGGGCCGAATACGCGCGTCTATACGCGCTCCACGGCGAACCCCGGCGGCGTGGGCCACGGCTGGGTGAAGGAGCGGTTTATCACCGCGGCCCCGCCGATGCAGACGGTATGGGAGCGCGTGATGATACGATACCCGGACGGGCGCGCGGAAAAGCGGTGGAAGAGCCGCGTATTCGTGCCGTCCACGGTGTTCGACAACAAAATCCTGCTCGCAAACGACGATAACTACCTCGCCCGCCTTGCCTCCATGCCGGAAGCGGAGCGGCAGGCGCTGCTATACGGCAATTGGGACAGCTTCTCCGGTCAGGTGTTCCGCGAGTGGGTAAACGACCGTGAGCACTACACCGACCGCATCAAGACGCACGTCGTCTCTCCGTTCCTGATCCCGAAAGACTGGACGGTCTGGTGCGGAATGGACTGGGGCTATTCCCGCCCGTTCTCCATCGGCTGGTATGCGGTCGACCATGACCGGCGGCTCTACCGCATCCGCGAGTATTACGGCTGCACCGGCACGCCGAACGAGGGCGTGAAGATGGAGCCGACCGCCGTGGCGCAGACCATGCGGCGCATCGAGGCGGAGGACCCGAACCTCAAGGGGCGCACGATACACCGCGTGGGAGACCCGGCGATCTGGGGCACGCAGGGGACGGAGAGCATCGGCTCCCTGTTCGAACGGGAGCGCGTTTACTTCGAGAAAGGCGACAACGCACGCCTCGACGGCAAGATGCAGGTGCATCACCGCCTTGCATTCGACGAGCGCGGCGTCCCGATGCTCTACGTCTTTTCGACCTGCAAGCACTTCATCCGCACCGTGCCGAGCCTTGTCTATGACGAGCGCGACGTGGAGGACGTGAACACGGAGCAGGAGGACCACATCTACGACGAGCTGCGCTATGTGTGCATGGAGAATCCCATCGCCCCGCGCATCCGAAAGCCGCAGGAGCCGAAGCCCTACGATCCGCTCTCGACCGGCGACACCGCATACGACCGCTACGACTGGTATCGTAAACACTAACACACAGGAGGAAAAGACCATGAAAATCAACCCCGATGCACAGCGCACAGAGTACGGCCTGCCCCCGGAAACGCCCGCGCAGGCCGAAGCCGCCGGAATCTACGCGCTTTTGCAGAGCAAGGGCAGCTCACCGACCGTTGGCGCGCTGCGCGACAGCACCACGGAGGCCATGACACCGACCGCCGCCATCGGGCAGCAGGAGCTTTCCGAGGCGATGGAAGCGCTGCAAAAGTACAAGGGCGGCAAGGCCAACTACGAAAGCCGCATCAAGAGCAATGAAAAGTGGTGGCGGCTGCGCCATTGGGACGAGCTGCGCAGCAAGCAGCCGCACGCGGGCGAAAGCCCGGAGCCTGCGAGTGCTTGGCTGTTCAACTCCATTCTCAACAAGCACGCCGACGCGATGGACAACTACCCGGAGCCGGTGTGCCTGCCGCGCGAGCCGAGTGACGAGGAGAGCGCAAAGACCCTCTCGGCGATCCTGCCGGTCATCATGGAGGATAACGAGTTTGAATCGACCTATAGCTACGAGTGGTGGGAAAAGCTCAAGCACGGCGCGGCGACCTATGGCGTCTTTTGGGACAGCAGCAAGGAAAACGGCCTCGGCGACATCTCCATTGACCGCATCGACCCGCTGAACATCTTTTGGGAGCCGGGCGTCGAGGACATTCAGGACAGCCGGAATCTGTTCATTCTCTCGCTGGTAGACCGCGATCTGATCGAGGCGGACTATCCCGAGTATGCCGGTCAGCTCGGCGGCAAGAGCTTCGAGACCACGCGCTACGACTACGACGACACCGTAGACACGAGTGACAAGGTCACGGTGATCGACTGGTATTATAAGCGCCGGACAAACGGGCGCACGGTGCTGCACTACGCGCGCTTCACCGACCCCGAGCACCTGCTGTACGCCTCCGAAAACGACGAGCAATACACGGAAAAGGGCTGGTATTGGGACGGCGAATACCCCGTCGTGGTCGATGCCCTGTTTCCTGAGAAAGGATCGCCGATGGGCTTCGGCTACATCGACATTGCGCGCGACCCGCAGCTCTACATTGACAAGCTGTGGAGCAACATTCTGGAAACCTCGCTGATCAACACCAAGCGACGCTTTCTCGTGAGCGAAAGCGTCAACGTCAACGAGGACGAGCTGCGCGACGTCAATTCCCCGTTCATCCATGTAGGCGGGCAGGTGAGCGACGAGCGCATCCGCGAGCTGACCATGCGCCCGCTGGACAGCGTGTATGCCAACATTGTCTCGATGAAGATTGACGAGCTGAAAGAGACGAGCGCGAACCGCGATGTGTCCAACGGCGGCGTGAGCGGCGGTGTGACGGCTGCGGCGGCGGTGGCCGCCTTGCAGGAGGCGGGCAACAAGGCGAGCCGCGACATGATCGCCGCGGGCTACCGGGCAGACACGCGCATTGTCCGCTTCTGCATCTCCCGTATGCGCCAGTTTTACGACACGGAGCGCAGCTTCCGCATCACGAACGAAATGCCATACGAATATGCCTCCGTAGGACCGCAGCAGCTTGCCGATCAGGTGACCGGACAGGACAGCGAGGGGAACGACCTGTTCCGCCGCCCGATCTTCGATATCAAGATCAAGGCGCAGAAAAAGAACCCGTTTTCCCGCGCCGAGCAGAACGAGCGGGCAAAGGAGCTGTACCAGATGGGCTTCTTCTCCCCGGAACGTGCGCAGGAGAGCAGCATCGCACTTGACATGATGGACTTTGAGGGCATTGACAAGATACGCTCTCAAGTCAACGAGGGCGGCACGCTCTACAACATCGTACAGCAGCAGGGTGCGGAGCTGCAAAAGGCTCTGGCGATCATTCAGGCGCTCACCGGCAAGGACATGGGCGTCACAAACACGCAGGGAGGCGCGTCTATGGCGCAGGGCGGCGGAGCGTCCGCGAGCGGCGGCAGCGGCCTTGCAAGAGCCGAGGCAGACGCGCAGACGCAGCAGACGCCGTATATGCAGCGGCTCGCGGAGAACAGCAAGCCGAATATGGCGGCGTCCTACAACGCGGCGAATCCGCAATAATGGGAGGACGGTATGACAAGAGTTTACGCGGAGCAGGACGGATCGCGCTATATGCTGCTCGCCGAGGGCCATGCCGGCGCGACGGACGCCTGCAATTACATTACGGGCGTGATGTACGCCTTTGCCGGGTATGTTGCCAACGCCGAGCGGGATGGGCGCTGCGAGGTCTACAGCCTTGAGATCGACGACAAGGAGCCGCGCTTCCTCGTACATTGCAGCGGCGACGAGCGCGTGGAGGCGGCATTTGAGGCAGCCCTGATCGGCTTGCAGCAGCTCGAACAGACGAGGCCGGAGAGCATCGCGGTCGATCTCGCCGAAGAAAACTTGTAAAAAATCTTTTCGTCCCGTGGTGAAACGGAGAAAACCCCGTGTTACGCTGAAAGCGCACAGGGGTATGTCTCCTCCGAATGAGTGTAGGGAGGCCGAAAGGCTTTCCGTGCAGGGGAGCGTCGGTTCTGGCGCTCCCCTGTCCCTACGCCGAGAGCTTTCCTGTGCTGCTTACACGGGGAAAGGACCCGCGATACAAGGAGGACATGACCATGAAACGCAACAAACTTTTGTACCCTGTCACCCTCGGCCTGTTTGACGGCGGCGCTGCCGCCGGAGGAGCGGGTGCTGGAGCTGCCGCCGGTGCGTCGGGCGGCGGTGACGCGGTCACAGCTACGGGCGATACCACAAATGCAGGCTCCGCTTCCACCCGGCGGGGCAAATCGGGCGAATACGCCAACGTCGTGTTCGGGAAAGCGCCTGCGGGCGAGGATTCCGGCACGAGCGGCGGCGCACAGCAGGCGCAGCCTCACGCCGCCGGTGATGGCAACAGCAAGGGAGAGGACCTGAGCAAAGAGTTCCGCGACCTCGTAAACGGGAAGTACAAGGACGCCTACGCCGCAGAAGTCCAGCGCATTATCAACCGCCGCTTCGGCGAGGATAAGACCAAGGACACGCAGCTTGCAGCCCAGCAGCCGATCATTGACACGCTCATGCGCCGCTACGGCATCACCGACGGCGACGTTTCCAAGCTCTCTTCCGCCATTGACGGCGACGAGGCGATGAGCGACGTGCTGTTTGGCCGCGAGGCGGAGGCTCACGGCATGAGCGTCCCGCAGTACCGCGAATATGTGCGCATCCAGCAGGAAAACGAGAGCCTGCGCCGCGAGGAAGCGGCGAGACGGCAGGAGCAGAGAGCGAATGAGCAGTTCAACGACTGGATCAGGCAGGCGACCGAGGTCGCTTCCGTCTATCCCGAGTTTGACCTGCAAGCGGAATTGAAGAACAATCCGCGCTTCATTGCCATGCTGCGCTCCGGCGTTCCTGTACGGCACGCATACGAGGTCTCGCATCTCGATGACATTCTCGCCGGAACGGCCAGAAATGCAAGCGCAGCCGCCGAAAAGCGCGTGACCGACAACATCCGCGCCAAGGGTATGCGCCCGACTGAGAACGGGACCATCTCCCAGCCGGGAAGCGTCCGCAAGGACGACCCGAGCAAATGGACCAAGGCCGACCGCGCCGAAGTCATGCGGCGCGTGGCGAGGGGAGAAAAAATCACGCTGTGACCGCGTTCTCCCTTTCGCCGACTACGAAAGGAGAATGAAAAACCATGAAGAAAATGCTTTCCAAGTTCCTCATGCTGATGGTGCACATGTCGCTGTTCGATCAGCAGACCAACGTCACGTCCGACGCCGGTATGAGCGTCGAAATGAAGACGTTCTATTGCGACACCCTCATTGACAACGCCGAACCCGAGCTTGTCCACGACCGTTGGGCGCAGAAGCGCGACATCCCCAAGGGCAAGGGCAAGGAGATCGAGTTCCGCAAGTACGATCCGCTGCCCAAGGCGCTTGTGCCGCTCACCGAAGGTGTGACGCCCAAGGGCAAGAAGCTCAACGTGACCGCGTTCAAGGCGACTGTGGAGCAGTACGGCGACTTCATCGAGTATTCCGACATCCTCGAGCTGACGACCATCGACAACAACCTTGTCGAGGCCACCAAGCTGCTCGGCTCTCAGGCGGGCCGCACGCTCGACACCATCACCCGCGAAGTGCTCAACGGCGGCACGAACGTGCAGTACGGCGAGGGCACGGTCTCCGGCCGCCACCTGCTTGTCGGCGGCGAGACCTCCGGCAATATGTACTTCACCGTGCGCGCGGTGCGCAAGGCTGCCCGTTTCCTCAAGACCATGAATGCACCGCGTAAGGACGGCTCCTATTGGGCGATCATTCACCCTGACTGTTCCTTTGACATTCAGGACGATCCCGATTGGAAGCGCCCGCACGAGTACAAGGACACCGCGAACATCTATGACGACGAGATCGGCAAGATCGCGGGCGTCCGCTTTGTGGAGACCACGGAAGCGAAGATTTTCCACGCCGAGAATCTGACCGCCGCGGCGCGCGAGCTGACCGTGAAGAGCTATTCCGCCAAGGTCGTGACCGTCAACGAGGCGATCAGCGCCGACGAGGCCGCAGCCCTTGCGGGCCGCCTGGTCATTATCGAGGGCCAGCTCTGCGAGATCGAGAGTGCGAGCGCTGCTGCCGCAGGCTCCGCGACCATCACGCTCAAGGAAGCGCCCGCTACCGCTCCCGCTGCGTCCAACAAGGTCTACCCGGGCGAAGCCGGCGCCAAGGGCCGCGACGTGTACTCCACCATCATTCTCGGCGCGGACGCCTACGGTACGACCGAGCTGACCGGCGGCGGCTTGCAGCACATCGTCAAGCCTCTCGGCTCTGCCGGCAGCGCCGACCCGCTCAACCAGCGCGGCACGGTGGGCTGGAAAGCCACCAAGGTGGCCGAGCGCCTTGTCGAGGCGTACATGATCCGCGTGGAGACCGCTTCCACGTTCAACGACGCGCCCATCAACTGAGCACAGGAGGGGCGGTATCGCCCCTCCTAATAACGATCCGAAAAGGAGGACCAACCCATGAGCAAGGAAACCAAGACCACAGCGCCCGCACCCGAGGCCATGACGGCGGAAGAGATCGTCGCAAAGGCGCAGGCCGAAGCGGAAGCCATCCGCGCCGCCGCGCTGACTGAGGCGAACGACATTCGCCAGCAGGCCGAGGAGGAAGCCGCGGAAATCCGCAAGGATGCCGAAGCCGCCGCCAAGGAGACCGCTCCCGCCCCTGCCGCGCCGAAGCACGACGAGGGCGAGGAATACGTCTATGTGGAGCTTTTCAAGGACAACGGGCGCTACAAGGACGATGTTCTCGTATGCGTCAACGGCGAGAGCTGCCAGATCAAGCGCGGCGTGCGCGTGCGCATCAAACGAAAATTCCTGTGGGCCATTCAGAACCAGATGCGGCAGGACGCCAACACCGCCAACATGATTCAGGAGATGCACGAGGCGTTTGACGACGCCGCGCGCGCCAACGGCGTGAAGCTGTGACCCTCCCGCTGCACGAAACTGAATAGACCGCGAAAACACAAAGCAGTTACGACACGGCGTAGCAGACGGGAAACCTCCTCTTCTGCTGCGCCGTGTTCTCACAAGGAGAACAGTATGGAACAGAGAATTATCAAGCTCTCCGTGAAGAATGAGTACATTCTCGGGGAGGGCGTCGTGATCGGCGCGGCAGGCTCGCACGACGAAGTTCTGCTTGAACTGGACTTCCGGGCCTCTCCCGTGTGGCACGGCACGACGAAAAAGGCGATTTTCTACGACGCAATGTACAAAAACCCAGCAACTATTTTGCTGACAACAAATTTGCTCGCAGAGGGACAGACGGATGTTTACTATGTTCCGGTCCCGCAGGCGGCAAAGACTGCTGCCGGAGACTGCTTTCTCACGGTGGAGGGGACAGTTGTGGAGGGAAGCGGAGAAAACGCAAAGGAAACGGTACGCGTAACGACGAGAGAGGCTCGTTTTCCCGTTCTTCCAAACAAAAGATATCTGAATGAAACCCCCATTACGCCAACGCAGGCGGAACAGCTGCAAGCGGAAATCGACGACATCAAGAGCACGGTTTCCGAAGCAAAGGACAGCGCCGATGCCGCCGAGGCGAGCAAAAAGGCTGCGGCTGCCAGCGAGCAGGCGGCTGCAAAAAGTGAGACGGCTGCCAAAGCCTCCGAGACCGCTGCCGCCGAGAGTGCAAAGGATGCCGCCGCCAGCAAGGCCGCTGCCGCCAAAAGCGAAGCCAACGCAAAAGCCTCTGAGACTGCCGCCAAGAGCAGCGAGACCGAGGCGGGGAAATCTGCTGCCGATGCCGCCGCAAGCGCCGGAAACGCCCTTGCAAGCGCAAACAGCGCAGCGGGAAGCGCGACCGATGCCGAAAATGCCGCGCAGAGCGCCGCACAGAGTGCCGCTTCCGCGGCAGGCAGCGCCAACGCCGCCGCAGAAAGCAAAGAAAAAGCCGCTGCCTCTGAGGCCAATGCCAAAGCAAGCGAGGAGGCCGCGCAGAAGAGCGCCTCGGCGGGCGCGGACAGCGAAAAAGCGGCTGCGGCAAGCAAGACCGCCGCTGAGACCGCGCAGGGAAAAGCGGAAACCGCACAAAGCAAAGCGGAGGCGGCGCGGGATAATGCAGCGCAGAGCGCTGCCGATGCCGCCACAAGCAAAAGCGACGCGCAGGCCGCAAAAACCGGAGCTGCCAATGCGGCTACCGCCGCTGCCGAGAGCCAATCTGCCGCTGCCGCAAGCAAAAACGCGGCGAAAGATTCCGAGGACGCCGCCGCTGCATCCGCGCAAGGCGCATCGAACAGCGCTTCCGCTGCCGCGCAGAGCGCCGCCGAGGCTGTCGGCGCGAAAAAGGCCGCAGAGAGCTGGGCGGTGGGCGGCACCGGCACCCGCGAGGGCGAGGACGCAAACAACGCCAAATACTGGTGCGAGAGCGCACAGGCGGCGGCGGGCGGCGGTGTAACGAGCTTCAAGGGCCGAGGCGGAGCCGTTGTTCCGCAGAACGGCGATTATACGCCGGGAATGGTGGGCGCTGACCCCTCCGGCTCTGCGGCTGCCGCGGAAGCGGCGGCAAAAAAGGCCGCGAGCGCCGAGCTGAAAGGGCACACGGGCAAAAAGGACAATCCGCACGGCGTCACCGCGGCGCAGGCGGGCGCCGATCCGGCAGGAACGGCGAACAGTAAAGTCACAGCTCATAACGAGAGCACCGTCGCGCACACGGACATCCGCACCGCCGCAGCCAATGCCGCAAAGGACGCGGCGACGGTGCAGAAGAACCTCAACGCGCACGACCAAAACACCACCAAGCACATCACGGCGGCGGAGCGAACGGCGTGGGACGGCAAGCAGGACAAACTCACCGGCACCGCGGGCCAGTTCGTCGGATTCGATGCCGGCGGGAACGCCGTGGCCGTGGCTGCAAATAGCAGTGTAACGGTCACCTTTACGGCAAATGACTGGACGGGCGACGACGAACCGTTCACGCTCACGATTCCGAAGACCTCGCACAAGAGAAGCAGCGCGGACTTCACCTTTGATGCCTACTCCCTTTGCAGCGACGGCAAATATGCGAAAAACACATGGGCCGTGCTTGAGCTGGACGTTGAATACACGGCGGCGACGGGAGCCTTTAAGCTCATGAGCGACACGAAGTTTGCCGGTAAGATCGTTTTTGCGGGGTGAGGCGATGAGGGCATACAGAGAGGCGGAGCTGACCGTCCGCTTTCGGGACGGCGGTCCAGACGCACAGGTGAAGATCGACTGTGAGCGCGGCGTCATTTGCATCACGACCTTCGACCGACGGAACATCCCGCGGCCATCAAAGGTTATTTTCGCGGAGAACGGTGTGCGCTATAAGCTGCCGTACAAGCCGGTCGTACACGCCGAGCGCGGGGAACGCCTTACGGAGACCCTGCGGCGTGCCGGTGTGATCGAGCAGGGCGAGGCCGGTCTCGAGGACCTTGCTGTGGAGTATCGGCGCACGGCAGCGCAGATCAGCATTAAAATTCGCGAATGCCGGGAAGCCGGCATAGATACCGGGCATCTGGGCGCGATGCGGCGAGACCTGCGGGAGGCCGCAGCGGTCCTGACCCGATATTATGATTATCCCCGCTTCGGTGTCGGGATATGGGAGCCAAAGCACAAGCGCGGAAAGCGATAACTTTGCACAGGAGGCAGGAGCATGAAAACAGGAAACAGCTATTACGGCGTCAAGTACAAGATCAATGGTCATCGCGTCGGCAACGTCTTTGCATTATCGAGCGAGTACCACGTCACATTCGAGCGGTGCTATTCGGAAAATACGCTCGAATCGGTCGAGGCCATCGACTGGAAGAATGTCACGGTCGAGCAGATTCGCACGGATTGCCCCGCCTGTCCGCTGCCGGAGGGCTACGCCTTCACCGTGAAGGCGATCCAGTACGACATGAACACGCAGAGCATCAAGGTGATCATCAAAGCAGACAAGCAGTATTGGGGCGATGTCACGCCGTATCAGGCGCAGATCGAGAGCCTGACCGCCACTGTCGCCGAGAAGAATACACAGCTCACCGAGAGCGAAGAAAACCTTGCCGTTGCCAACGCGCAGCTGGCGGAACTGGAGGCCACCTATGATGCAAACTGAAAAGCTCAACGCCATTAAGGGCGCGATCACGGACGGAAAGCTCGTGCAAGCCGCCGGCGGCATCACGCAGCGCACGGAGCAGAGCGACAAGCTCGGCTTTGACTGGAGGATCTTCACCGTCAACGACGTGGACGTCCGAAAGGATTACGTCGAGCAGGAGACTCCAGTCGGCACGAGCGCTGACAATCCCATCGAATACACGGAGGGCGTGCCGCTCATCAACAACGCCTTCTACCGCGTGGACGGTGTGATCAAGGTCTACATGGACGGCTGGGCAGACTGGGAGGGCTGAACGCATCAGCCATTAACGAATTGAGGAGACGACGATGAGCGAGAAAATCGACGCTCTCCGCCAGCGGCACAGTGAGCTGCTTGCGCAGATCGCTGAAGCACGCGATAACGGTGCGGACGAGCTGGAGATCGAAATGCTGCGCGAGGAATTAGCGAATGTTCAAGCGATGCTTCACGCCATTGCCCCGCGCAGAGCCAAAGCGCCGCGAGCGAGAACCGTGTCGATGGCCGCGCAGGCAGAGAACGGCGGCGAAATGTCCCTCGGAGACCGCGCGCAATTTCTCTCTTGGGAGCAGGCGGACAATTCGCTCGATGATGAGATCGAGGCTGGAAGAAAGCAGATGCTTTCGGCGGCACAGCGGGGGCTTGAAGCATTGACAGAGCGGCAGCGCAAGGTCCTTGAGCTGAACCGCGACGGCGCATCCGTGACGGAGATCGCCGAACGGCTCGGCATCGGGAAGAGCACGGTTTCCCGTACTCTCTCCCGCGCAAAGAAAGCCGTGCGGGAGGAGGTCGAGCTGACAATGGCGCAGGCGGCTTTAAGCGGACAGACAGAGCTTGACCTCGCCGACCGCGAAACGGCAAATCTCCTTCTTTCGGCGATAACGCCGCGGCAGGCTGCTTATCTGTATCTATACTACGGTGAGTGGCTGTCGCTGCGGGAGGTCGCTTCGCTCATCGGTGTGGATAAGGCGACGGTGCTGCGCACGATCCGCAGAGCGCTGCGCAACATCGGAGCGATGACCGGCTTTCAGCCGACGACGCTGCGCGGCATGGACGGCCTCGACGAGCTGGCTTATAGCATTTACCGGGAATTGCAGGAGCAGGATGCCGTTGTGCCGCAGGAACGCAGACCGGCACCGCCGCGCAAAGGGCAAAGCAGCCCACGCAAGCCGTGCGAGCCGGATAAAGCGCCGATGCCGCCGCTGACGATCATCCGTGCAAAGCGGCACAGGGGGCAAATGCTGCGAGAGCTGGAGCGGCTTTCCGCAAACGGGCAGAGCGCGCAGCTCTGGCTTATGGAAATATTCCGAAAGCTGGCGAAAAACCTCAAGAGCGCAGGACGCTGGCTGCGCCGTAACTGCTGACAAATCAAACAGGCGGATTTATTGCCGCCGGAAAGAGAGAACGCCTATGAACCTATCGACCGTTGCAAGGCGGGCAGCATCAAGGAGATCACCGGCGAAAGCTACGCCGATGATAGATAAATTTTGAACAAAGAAAAGGAGAACAAAATTATGGCTACTTACAAGAGAATCGCATCCGACGGCAAGCCCATCGAGGTCACCGACATCCCCTACGGTCTGAGCGAAAAGGCGGGCATCAGGAGCAGCATCAAGCAGCCCGTTATGGCGCGCGACATTTCCCGCGCCGGCACGGAGGTATATGTCGCCCCCTGCTACAAACTCACCTATGACGCGGACGGCTACTGCGTCAAGACGGAGACGTGCCACATCCCGGAGGAGATTGCAGCTAAGCTCGCGGAGCTGAACAAGTGAGCAGAGCGGGGGCTATCCCCCGCTCTAATACGATTGGTAATACTACCGCGCGAGGTCCGATGTGGCTTCGTGCAGAAAGGACAAAACGATGGAGAACAATACTTTGACGGCGATCAAGGCGTGGATCACGGCGGCGGTGGCGATGCTGACGGCCTTTTGGGGCTGGTTCGGCTGGCTGCTGATCGTGTGGATCGGGCTGATGCTGGCGGATTGGCTGGTTGGCTCTGCCGCAGCGGCGCACCGCGGGGAGTGGAGCAGCGCGAAGCTGCGTGAAGGCGCGTGGCACAAGGGCGGCATGATCGTTATCGTCTGCATTGCGCTGGTCGCCGACTGGCTGATTGGCATGATGCTGGAGCACCTGCCGGGTGTGAAGCTTCCGTTTGAGTATACGACGCTGCTCGGCCCGCTGGTCGTTGTGTGGTACATCATTGGGGAGTTGGGCAGTCTGGCCGAACACGGCGTAAATATGGGCGCAAAGGTGCCGCCGTGGCTGGTGAAGCTGCTGGCGGCGGGAAAGAACGCCGTGGACGCCGCAGGCGACAAGCTCCTCGGGAGCGACGAGGAGCCGCCGGCATGAAAGATGTGGTCGGCTCCACCTCGGAAGAGGTACGCATGATAAAGGCCATCCAGCGCTCCGTCGGGG